CGAAGGAGGGTCGTAACACCCTTAGCGCTCAGTTCTACTCAGACATGCGTACAGCACTAACTACGGCTAAACCTGAGATTGTCGCTATTGTAGGCTCCCCTGACACGTCAACAAACCTAGACTTCTCTTCCTTCAACGAAGCACTAGGTATTACAGCATCCTCCGATACCAAAGCTGTAGAAGACTTCAACACTAGCAACCCTGAGTTTGGTGGTGGTGGATCTAACCCTCCTCCTCTCGGTGATGTTCTTGATATTACTACTGACGGTCTGTACGACAGAGATTTCCTTGAGCGGATTCAAGATCTGGATGTATTTAGTCCTGCTGACAGGGTAAACCTTATTGATGTGGCTAACGGTATCATGGTTGCTATTCCTAACAGCCGTGGTGTTCAGGACCCTGATGTAAGAAACAACTTCACCACTGGTATTGGTCAGATAGCTGCTACTGTCTCGACATCTGATCGTCTGTTTGACCCACAGTACCTTAGCAGGGTGTACTCGCAGAATATGTTCAGCACACTGGATTCTATCAAAGCACTTGATCCAGAAGCACACTCTCTGGCAACTGCACGTATTCAGCACTCCCTCTTGAGTCAGCTTAACATCCTCAACACCACCTACTCTGGTAAGCTTGCTGATAGTAAACTGACGATTAGTGCAGACGGTACAATTGGTTTCAACAACAGCAATCCTGTAATCAAAGAAAACGAAATCTTTGCACTACAGGGCTACGCAGACCGTCTATACAACGGCTCTATTGCTGACCTGCTTGAGGATCGTGGTCGTAAGATTGATAACCCCAACGCACGTAGCTGGACACAGGCTTTCGTCAATGACTACAATGCTCTGAAACCTTATGTTGCTGGTATGACAGCTCTTACTGATCTTCTCAAGAGATCTGGTGCTGATCCTAAAGTACTTGAGGTTCACCTTGGTTCTACTCCTGCGCAAAGAGAAGCTGCCAACCAAGAAATCATTAACAACGGTGGGATTGCTACCACTACCTTGCCTAGAGCAGGAACACCCAGCGCACCGTTCCAGTTCACTGGTAAAACTGATGCAGAGATTGAGGCCCAGTTTGAAGCCCTGCCCGCTGGCGCTTACTTTGTCAACCCTGCTGATGGTCGTGTCCTCATTAAGGAGTAACACCTATGGACTTCTCTAAAAGAGCAGTAGAAGTTACCCCTGACAAGGCTGTGGGTAATGAAGATATCGCAGTTAACTTCGCCACTGGTATTCAAAAGGCCCTTGAGTTGAACACAACTCTACCATCTGCTACAAGAGTATCTCTGTCTGCTACAAGAGTATCTCTGTCTGCTACAGGTGGAGGTAACTATGATAGTACCATCGCCCCATACACTGGCAGTGAAGCCTCCCTCCGACCGGAGTCAACAACCCAGTCGGCACTGCGGGTTGTAGAGGCGGGCACTTACGACACTCTCTTCGGTCATGCTGAGAGAACTTCAGACCAGTTTAGAGGTGTTCGTGTATCGACTATGACAGTCGGTGAACTTATACAGTTCTCTGATCCGTCAGGCCCATACGGTCAATGGGTAAAACCACGCCTTGGTTCAAACACCTATGCAGGACGTAACGGCCTAACCTCTACTCCAATGGGTAAATACCAAATTGTAGGTAGTACACTTAGTTACCTTGTTAATAAGATGGGGTTGGCACCAGACACAGTCTTTGACAGAAAGACTCAGGATGAAATGTTCCTTGTCCTTGCGAGAGAGGCCATCGGTAGTGGTAGGTCACCAGAACAACAGAGAGCAAGACTTCGTTCTACTTGGGAGGGCTTCAAGCACTTAGACGATGTCACTCTAAACGAAGTAATTAGGGAGATTACGGGTAATGTTTGACTTCAGTAACAGGTCCAGAGACCCTAACGCATCCGTTTGGGAGGAGGCTATTGCAATGGGTAGTCATGCCATTGCATCCGGCAAGCAGATGGTGTCTGACACAGCAGACCAAGTGGAGCTTTGGTTGCCTACCAGAGAGGAGGTGGCTACCGCAGCAGACTCTGCTATCGCCACAGCGTCTGACTTAGCTGGTCAGGCTGGGGAGGCTATATCTAATGCTGCCGATAAGACTGTCACAGTCGCAAAAGCAGTTTCATCAACACCTATTAAAACACTGCTTGACGACATCTTCCTGCCAAATCTTGGGCGTAAGATAACTGCTGACAACTTCACCCCTGAAGCCATTGAGACCATTAGGGCTATTGCTCAGAATAAGGGCTTGACCCCAGGTGAGACTGCAAGGGTAACCTACGAAGACTACAACACAGTTGGTTCTAGTATGTCAGTCAGATTCAAGAGTGGGCAAAACCAAAACCAGAACATGCTAGAGAGCCTTGCCAACCTAAGCGGTGCCGACGAACTTAAGATGACACTTGGCGAGGCGACACTGTCTATGGATAGTGAGGGTAATATTACTCTTACTGACCAGTACGATTTTAACTCTTGGGTTGATTTCGGTGCAGGTGCTGGTCCTGACGGTAAGTATAGAGAGCTGACTTCAGAGGAGTTTGCTGCCTCTGATATTAGTTTTACCGAGGCTGTAATGAATACCGTCAATAATGCCCCATCAAAATACCAGATGATGAGAAACCTTGCATTTCTTTTCGGTAGCCGTGACTACCAAGACCCAAGCAAGGACACTGGACGTACTGTTGAGATAAACCTAGGTAAGCTTTGAAATGAGCTTCGCAAGTAAGACGTTTAAGAGGGAGTACGCCGCAGCATTCGTTGCGGTACTCTGCCTTAAAATCTATCAGGGTGACGTTCAGATGGTCGAGGCTATCGTGTGGCCCTTCATATCTTTTGTAGCTGCATCAGCGGGGCTTCATATCTATGACAAGACTAGCGGTAATAGCACTTCTCCTGCTCCTGACGGGGTGCAGCGGGATTAACCCATTAAGTATTCTTGGTGGTGGTGGGCCTAACGTAGCAGCCAACGTACAGGCAGGGGCTGAGAACAATCAACAGATCGTAGGTCAGCAGAGTATAACTAAGGCTGAAAGAGATGTTGTCAATACTACCGAGACTAAGCAGGTAGAGACACAGCAGGTAGAAACTATTAACATAACCAACGAGAAGATACCTGTATGGTACATAGTCTTACTTGTTGTTGGTTGGTTACTACCGTCACCCTCTGAGATAGCCAGAGGTTTCGTAGGTCTATTTAAGAGGAAGACTAATGGCTAAGAAAATTGACAAAGAAAAGATGAAGTGTAACGCACCTAAGCGTACACCTGATCACCCTACCAAGTCACATGTTGTCAAGGCATGTGCTGATGGTAAGGAGAAGATCATTCGTTTTGGTCAACAGGGTGTTAATGGTGCTGGTAAGAACCCAAAGACAGAGGCTGAGAAGAAGCGTAGGGCTTCATTTAAGGCTCGTCATGCCCAGAATATCAAGAAGGGTAAGATGAGTGCAGCATACTGGGCAGATAAGGTGAAATGGTAATGCCACTCAAAAAGGGTTATAGCAAGAAGACAGTCAGTTCAAATATCAAACTGGAAATGTCCCACGGTAAGTCCCAGAAACAAGCAGTAGCTATAGCACTGAGGGTAGCTGAGGAAGCCAAGAAGAAAAAGAAGAAACGAAAATAAAAAATAACCCCCAAGGATTTCTCCAAGGGGGTTTTTCTTTGTCTAAAGTTTTGACTGCTCCTGATCAATCAGGAAGTCAACATAGTGTTTGATCTTCTCAAGGTCCTTGATACCACCCTTCTGCTTCCATCGTGTGATATACTTGACAACGTTACCCTCACAGAAGTCTAGCTCATTGGCTAGGATATACTGGATTGGTTGGATTGCCTGTCCCTTGTAGTGGTCACCGCCAATCTGGGTATTTAGTGGGTTTTCGTCCATTGACTTTACCTTTCAAGTATACGATCCGAAGTGTCTGGTAGACCGTGAGTATCGGCCAGAGAATACAGAAGAGCCAAACATTGATCTCCTCATAGGTGATGTTCAAAACGTAGGCTACTTCGATTAGCAGGATAATACACGCATCGTAGACTGTGTCAATCCAAATAATACCACTAGCACCCATTACAAACCCTCCTTCATAAAGGCTACGATCCACTGTTTACACAGATCAGAACGAACAATGTCGTCAGCCGTGAACTCTACCACAGGAACGGGGATCAAGTGCTTCTTAGCGATATGTATTGCCTTCGCAAGACCTGACGTTTCACCAAGATCAGACTGTTGTATGTCACCATTAAGAACGACAGTGCAGTTCTGACCGACACGAGTTAGAAACATTTTCATCTCGTGTGGTGTAACGTTCTGCGCCTCGTCTAGGATGACGAAAGCATCTTGGAAAGAACGACCACGCATAGTCTCGAATGGTGCGATCTCAATGTTACCGTTCTTAATACCAGTTTCAACGACACCCTTACCCAAGTGCCAGTGAAGTACTTCAAGAACAGGCATGACCCATGGCATCATCTTCTCCTCTAGGGTCCCAGGAAAGTAACCGATGGACTTACCAGCCGCTACGTTAGGTCTGGTGATGATGATCTTGTCGATAGCCTTAATCTGGTAAAGCTGTGACGCCTTGGTAGCAGCGATGTATGTCTTACCAGTACCAGCAGGACCAAGTACAATAACCTGACTTGCTGTGTCGAGGTGCTTGACATACTCCTCTTGTTTAAAGGTCTTTGGTAGAAGCTGGATAACAGGTTTGTTGTCAGCATTCTTGTATGTTGTTACACGTCTTGTCTGACGTTTAGGCTTTTCTTGTACCATTATTCTGGGACCTTTATTAGTTCGGCTTGTTCGACTGGTATGTGGTAGAATTGTTCACCCTTGCGGATGTTTCTACCAGATGCTTCACGCAGCACATCCTGAGTAAGGTAGGTGTCCTTAATGCGCCATGCTTGCTTAAGGTCTTTGTCGAAGACGTAGAAGTTAAGAACACCATCCTTCTCACGATACTCGTTCAGTAGACGTGTCTTTCGTTCTGGTATTCTAACGTCTAACCACGTTGGGTTCCACTGTCCTGACCACCCTACCTTAACCTCGGCCTCATTAAAGAACGTTAGACCGTGCTTTCTTGAGACAACATCGACGTAGTAGTCTTCGACGGTGCTCTCAATAGTGTGACCTTTATGCAACAAGTATCGAACCAGTGCATCTTTTGCTTTACTATCGTAGGCTTCATACAAAGCTCTATTAAAGCTTTTACGCACGGGTTTTGTCATGGGGTATCCTTTAGTTGGTCTCCTCGACAGGACTCGAACCTGTAACACCCTGATTAGAAGTCAGGTGCTCTATCCAATTGAGCTACGAGGAGTTAATATTGAGGTAAACTACCTACTGGTAGATGTCAATGTTATTGATGTGCTGACACAACTCTTCATAACCACCAATCAACACACCAGTGTTGTTAAACACCTGCGGCACAGTACCAAGATTAGCCTTCTCAAGAAGTGTCCTTACCCAAGGATCATCGTAGATGTCCACCTTCTCATAGTCGATGCCGTGTTCGTAGAGTAGGTCCATTGCCTTGTCACACCAAGAACATTCTGTTCTGCTAATAACTGTGTAGCCCATTGTAACTCCTTCTGTTAGGTGAGCCTTTTATACGTCATGCTCAGGACACAGCCTTATCGGATAGGGCAAGCACCAGTGGCACAGGCTTCGTCCGACAGGTCATCAGTTGTAGCAAGGTTGGTCAGATCGACAGGCCACAGGTTGTTGGCATAGTCGTAGTACTTCTCCTTGGTGACAACTTCCTGCGGTAGGTAGGCATAACCAAGATCCTCTGCTGTCTTGGTAGGATCGTTACGGTAGATGAACGACACACCAACATAGCTGTCCCAGTTCTCCAGAATCCAGTTGACAATAGCCTCGACCTCAGATGGGTCATAGCTGATAGTAACAGAACAGTTGTGGTCTACGTAGTTGTCCATCATGAACTTGTAACGTTCAAGCTGCAGGAGTGCTGTCTCTACGTTTACCTCAACACCATCAACAACATCAAACTTAACGTCATCGTAGACCGCAGGGAACGTGACCAATACGCTGTCAGGTTCAAAGGGCTTGTCAACGATCTTGTAACCAGCCTGACGAAGTGTCGGAATGATTTCGTCATGCTTAGAGAATGTGACGTTGTTGAAGATGTACTTACCGAGTGGCTTGTGTACACCCTCAGTGGTGTCCATGATCTTAGACAGGGTTCCTGATGGCTTGACTGTTGTGACTGCCTTAGCCCGTGGTAGGCCCAGCTCGTCAGCCATGGAGTGAGCACCCTTCTGTGCTTCCTTACGGAGTGTCTTAACCATGTCCTCAAGGTTATTGTAGCCTTTGTGTGCATCAATAAACTTAACGATACCAGTAGCACCAACACCACACAGCCGCAGGAACTCGTTAAGCTCATGCCAAGAACGCTGCAGTACACCATCATCAAGATCAACACAGGTCTGACGATAGTTAGCACGGGCGGAAATGTAGACAGCACGTTGGAGTCCACCAAAGTCGGTGATGAACTTACCCCAGTCAATCTCAACCAGATTACAGAACGACTTGTTACCTAGCAGAATTTCAGCACACGGGTTAACACCCTTGAACCAAGGTGCTCGTTTCTTAGCTGCCTCACCATTGATGAAACCTGGTTCAGAACCACCAGCCTCAACCATCTTGTCGAAGATGTAACGTAGTTCCCAGTTAGTCGGCTTGTTCCAGAACACAATAGAATTGTTGGACTGCTGACGGTGGGCATTGTCGTACAGCCAGAAGTCTTTCTTTGCGGAGATAAAGTCGTCAATCTCCGCATCTGTTACTGGCATTAGGGCGATCTCAGCAGAACGACGAGACGATAGTGTAGTACCGAGGTGGTTCAACAGGTCGAGGATGTCGATACGTGTCAGGAGTTTACCAGCACGTTTATTCATAAGATCGGTAATTCGTTTGAATGCTACCGAGATAGTCTCGTCACCAGAACTGATCCAGCCGTAACCCTTGAGACGGATACCTGCAGCACGGACCTCAGAGAAGTCGATGACAACGACATCAACCGCTTCCTTGAGTGCCATGATTTTACCGATAGCCTTGGCCCAAGCCTCAGCACTGTCACCTACAGTAAGGTGCCACACAGTATTACCATCACGGTTGTACTGCTTGGTCATATTACGTTCATGACCCTTACCGTCACCCGTCTGCTTCTTTGAGCGGATGATCTCTACATCGACAGGCTTAACAAAACCGTTGAGAGTACCAACGACAGGCTCGAAGCCTACACCACAGCCCTGCAGGAGAAGCCAGAAGGCGTCAACCACGTCATGGACAGTCTCAACACGACCGAAAGAACAGTTGAATTGTGATGCCTCACGGTTCTTCGATACGTCAGTACCACCGAGCCACAGTGTACGACCAGACACAGTAGCCTTACGATCAAGCATAAGCTCACGCAGTTCGTTAAGCTCAAGGGTTTCCTCAAGCACGAGGGGTGCACCCTTAGCACGTTCCCACAGCCACTGCTGATGACCGATAACTCGGCCAACCGTCTCTTCCCACGTCTCAAACGTACCATCATCCTTAGGACGATTGTATGTGCGGCGGGTTACGACTTGAGCACGGGTGGAGAATTGTTGACGGTTGTCCATGTTACTTACCTCTTTTTTCTTTGTCTTCATTTAGCCATATGATACGGTCGATATCACCACGATTGATACCAATGTCAGAAAGTTCTTTGTCAGACATGGCGTTCAACTCTTTGATGATCCTTCTGTGGTGTCTCCACGTCATTACAAAACGTACAAAACGCACCAGCCAGTTTTTGTTAATTATCTTGGTCATCTGTTATCTCCTGATCCTTTGAGAACACCACGCTCTTGTCTGTCATCAAGCTTCTTGATGTTCATTTCTACTACGTAACCAAGGTGCTTGCCGAAGTAGTTTGACAGAGCAGTTGTGTAGAACAAAACGTCACCTAGTTCCTTGATGATCTCGTCAGGGGTGACCTTGTTACTATCTCTGATCTGTTTCTTGATCTTCTCAGCAACCTCACCAGCCTCACCAACGAGGCCAAGTACGTTCTCAACCAAGCGGGCCTGACCTGCTGTGATGATCTTACCCTCTACCCAGTCACTGTAGTCTTTGAAGGCTGCTTGCGTAGTCCTCTCAAAGAGATCGTAGTAGCCAAACATGTCCAAGTCTGTTTCGTTAATCATTCTTCCAACATTCCCCATGCTTCCATATCAGCGTCTGTACTGAAGTATTCGTCAAGGTCTATAAGACCCTCGTCAATTAAGAACCTAATGACGAACTCTTCTGTGATTTCGTTTTGCTCAAGTATAAGAACGATACCGTAGTTCTCTACAAGAGCGGCTACTTTACTATCAAGATCAAACAAGGTTAAACCTCCATATCAACACGTCAAGAGGAGATTATAATTGGTTCGATTGACGTTGAGAAGTGTTTAACCATCCCGTAAGCCTCATCAAATGTTTCGACATAGACATCCTCAGTGTATAACTCACCATTAATTTCAAGGAGACACACAAGAAAGTAACCGTACTCTTCGTCCTCGTAAGGACCATCGACTATACGATGTATCATGATGGTCATTTCTTTTTCTCCTTTAACCACTCTAGTGGTATTGTTTCTTGTGCGTAGAGGTAGCCATGTTTATCACACCACATAGCATACGTTGTCTTTGAACCCTTTGACAGCCTAGCGTTTTGGTTAGAGAAGACAAACCTTATGTCTAGTTCTGGATGCTGCTGTTTTATCATCAGGTGCTTCATCCTGTCTGAAGCAATGAAACGACCCTTTGTCTCTACGATGATACCGTTGTCTAGTACAAAGTCAGGTGTGTAAGTCTTCTGTCTCGTGTCTATCCAAGGTATCCTGGTCTTCTCATACTCAAACGAGACCCCTCTTATTTTGAGGAATCCCGCTGTTCTCTTTTCTAGTCCTGATCTGAAGCGCATACAGGAGGCTCCCAGATATCACCAACACTACGTCTAAGCCAGAGTAACCTACCGTTCTCTGTCACACGATCAACATCGTTGTCGTATTCTTCAAGGACCCGTAAGTAGGCATCACACTCAGACGTGATACCATCCAGTATCTTACTTGCCTTGACAGGACCTACTCGAAACAAACCAATGATGTTGTCAGCACTATCACCAGTCAGTATCTGTGAGTAGAAGAACTTCATACCGTCAAACTCAGACACTGTGGTCCAAGTATGTTTGACAGGATTGAAGTGGGAGCAGGGCAACTGCATCATGTCCTTGTCTACAGAGATAACAGTGCAGTCATAGTCAAAGCTACATGCTGCGATACCGATAAGATCATCTGCTTCTTCACCAGAGGATACGACAGCACCCCAGTTATCTACCATGTGCTTTCTTACATCAGCAAGGTAGCGTGGTTTTTCTACACCCTCTCGGTTACCCTTGTATGGTGCAGTTACAGCGATATCGTAACGGAAGTTACCCTTGCCTGTAAGGAATAGTTGGAACTGCTCGTTACTATCTTGGTCGTAATCCCAGAGGACTTCTGATAGAGCCTCGGTTAGGATGTCGTCAACCTTTTCAAGTGCATCGTCAAGCTCATCATTCTCACAGGAGAACGCAGCACGATATGCAAAGATATCACCATCGATTAGAATGTTATCCATAGTCTCTCCTATTGGAGCAGTTTAGCCACATGCTCAGGTGAGGGAGAGACTTACCAGCCGTTGTTAGAAGCACCAGCAGATGCTACGAATGGTACGTGTTCAATAACACCAACACGTTCTAGTTTGACAGAGGCGGTAGAACCCTCACCGTAGATCGAAATCTTTACGGCGACAGAGCTGGAGTTACCGATATCACCATCAGCAGAATAGGACCAAGGCTCGTTGGTCATACCCTTGGTGACAACAGGTGCACCACCGAGGTTATCATAACCAGACGGGTGAACGTTGGGACGCTTGAGTTTCATACCACGCTTACCGTCAGCGAAGTCGTAGGATTTAATCATCTGATTGCCCATGGAAACTTCTGGGAAACCAGCCTTGATCATCTCGTCAATGACTTCTTCCGAGTCGGGGATGAAGATCATGTTGAACTGACCGTTTGTTTTCTCGTGATACTCCGAGTCATCCATGTTCTCTTTGAAGATTTTGGCCCAGTAAGCCTTGCCCTTGAACACGCCGTAAGTAGTTTTCTTTGCCTTAGCCATTGTTAAGCTCCTTTAGCTTGAGTACGGAAAGTAATAAGTACGATTGCCTTGTATGTCAAGTACAAAAGTACAGGAAAAAGACCTAATACTAGATCAGTGAGTGTCATACCAGTTCCTTCCAATGTCAGATGATCCTGCTAGAGGGCAGAACATGTTGAACTTCTTGCCAGTCTCTTCGATAGACTGTCGTTGTAGTAGTGCCAAACGTTCAGCCGTAGCCATATCACCACTAACCTCTGTCTGCCATTCGTCATGGGGCCAGGTTACAAGCTTGTAGTTGATCCCCTCCTCGGTTGCTTTCTTATTCCAGCGGAGAGCAGAGTGTTTCATGATCGTGCTCTCCCCGTTCTGTAACATACCAGCTAGTGTCTTGTGCTCTGACGGAACGATAACCTTACGACCATCAAGTCCCTTGAACCAGCCACGCTTTGCAACGTGTGGTATGATGTTGTTCTTTAGGTCAGCAAGGCCAGTGATGGAGTTGGTGAAGTTCTCAACAGCCTCAGCAGCCTCACGCTGATTAACCCGAAGGATTTGTGCAACCTTACCGTTACCAGCACCAAGAAGGAATGCGTAGATGAATGTCTTTGCGTCATCACGGGTTACATGGCTAATGCCAAGAGCCTTCTTGTTTAGGTTGTGGATGTCGGTCTCGTCCTCCTTCTTTCCTGATATGATAGCGTGAACATACTCCTCAGACTTCATAAGGTGGGCAAGTATGCGAAGCTGAATACCCTCAGCGTCCGTCCCGACGAGGTAACTACCCTCTGGTACACACCAGAGTTTACGGAAGTCTCCATCATACTTTGCTTTAACAGCGTCAACAGCCGTTCTGGGTTGCCCGTGAAAAGCTGAGGGGATGTTGGCTTGGTTTGGCGCACTGTGTGCCATTCGTCCAGTCCAAGCTCCGATGTGTGTAAAGCGTCCATGAATACGTCCATCCTTTTCATTGTAGTGACCAAGCCATTCCACCAAGCTTGATCGTCTTCCTTCGAGAGTGAGCCACTCAGCAAGGTTCTTTGCACCCTCAGGTGCGAACTCAGGAAGAGTGCTGAGGTTTACCTCAGATAGTGTCCAACCATACCGCTCGAACTTAGCGCCACGCTCTTCGGTTAGCCCTTTGCTTTTCACGTTCATATTCGATATGTCCTTTCGTCTTTTCTACTGGCTCCCATCCTGCTTCCCACAGTCGGTCTATCCGCTGTTTCGGTGAGGCTGGATTAAAAGAAACAAAGTCGTAGCAGTGTAAGTCAGGGGGGTTAACAGAGTTATCAACCTTTGTCATTACATATTTACTACGGGCGTTATCAACTGACGCCACAGGGGTGTTGTCTTTCTTGAGACGGTACTTGATCGTGTTGACTACCTCAAGCTTAGGAGGGAAGTCCTGCTGGAACCCTGTCTCAAGCTCCTCCATACGTGCCTTGATAACGTCAAGCATTGACAGGGCTAGGGTCTGGTTAAAGTAGAACCCGTTCTCTGTCATCTGCTCACACAGCCGCTGGATTTGATGCTCACACTTGAGTGCTTCCTGCCACTCAGGGTCTTCGATAACTTTACGGAACTTGTTGTAAAGCTCAACAGTCACCGTCACGTCTTGGTGACAGTAGTCAATCATCTCTTGGTTAAGGTGGGACCAGTCAGAGTAATCAGTCTTGTAGTTACCAAGTCTCTGGCCCCACGCCTTTAGGCTATGACCACCCTCAACACTGAAGTCAACTAGACGAGATACGATCAGGGTGTCGATCACTTTGTCATAGTCAATATTAACACCATCAAGCATACGATTAAGGACTGGAACATCAAAACCGATACCGTTGTGCAGTACGAAACGATCAGCATCAGCGATGTAGTCAATGAACCGTTGTCTCTCTTCTGGTATGGTGTCAACATTAAGAAACTGGTTCTTCTCACCACTGCTGGTATCTTGGGTGCAGATAACCCATATGCGTCTAGCATCAAGGGCGTCCGTCTCTATATCCATAGCGACTATCTTCATTCCTCTTCATCCTCATCAGGCTCGAACATTACTAGAACAAACGTACTTACCACATCATACGGCCAGATCATAGCCCTAAACTTAATAGCACTATCGTCTGCCTCTAACTCCATTACTTGTAGCAAAGCAGACACAAGCAGGTAGTGGTTAACAGCTCCTAAAAAGTAGATGACTGATGAGATCCAAACCAGAGGGGGCACACCAAGGATAAGGTCTAGGACTGGTTGTAAGACTTCCATCAGATATCACCATACTTCTCTGCTAGTGTGAATGTGTTTGTATTGAAGACAAGCTGACCAGCGTATCCTGTAGGGCCGACAGGTCTGTTCTTTGTGACAAGGAGTTTTGTAGTGTTACGCTCATCGGCATTCTCAGAAAGCTTGTTACGGTTAAGCTCGACCACAACTGACGCCCGCTGTTCGATCATACGGCAATACTTAACAGCACCATCATCGTTTGTATGACCAATGGTTACGATACCAACACCAAGCTCTGCCGCAAGCTTTGACAGACGTACCGACAGGTCGGCTAGGAATTGTTCCTTACTCTCCTCAGCACCCATGTTTGCTGCAATGTCTTGGATAGGCTCGAAGAACACATACTTAACACCACATGCCTGAGACAGGTAACGGATGTGTTGAAGGATATCTAGAGGATCATCCTCGTCATTGAGGAAGAACTGGTAGAACCTTTCGTCCTTTGTCAGTGTCTTGATAGCCTCTTGAACGTCAGCATCTCGGCCCTTCTCAGCGATCAAGTCCTTTCGGGTTACGTTATCCTTAAGTTCGTAGGATACAAGGCCGAGAAGACTGCGTAGCTTTGTCTCTTCCATGTGCCATGCAGCGATAGAGATGTTAGGGTAGTTCTTGAGGATGTGATACTCAAGGTAGCGCATGAACTCAGTCTTACCGATACCAGTCTGTGCTTTGAACAGAGTGAAGTGTCCCTGCATCAGACCCATACACAGTGCGTCGAAGTCTTGGATGCCTGTCTCCACATAGACGTGATTCTCAGCACCGTTGTAGAGGTTTAGGAACTTGTCTGTGGTATTGTAGATGTTCTCAGGGGTATACTTTACTGCGTTGAACCAAGCGTTAAAGAACTCAGCCCTGGCCCCTGCCTGTAGGAACTCGTTAGCATCCTTATACTTGTCATGCTGCACACGGTAGACCTTGTTTGGGTAAAGGTTAGCGATGCGCTGGGCGACAGCATTACCAGCATCGTCATGTTCGATGGACAGAACGATCTTGTCAAAGCTACTCAACCACTTGTCAACGTTAGCCCACAGGCGGTGGCTCGGTGTTGACGATGGCAACGATACAAAGGCCGCAGGGAACTTGGGGTTGTTGCACATCTGATAGGCTGACATGGCATCAAGTTCACCCTCTGTGATCGTCACGATCTTGCATGAGCCACTGTTCCAGAGGTTCATACCAAACAGTTCGTCAGACTTGAGGTTACGGGCACGGAACTCTTTGGGGAAGTAGCGTGTCTTCACACCACCAGACGGGTAGACGTATTCCTGTTTGACAGGATCGTTGTTGCTGTTGACGTAAGTCTTAACACCATAAAACTTCATAGTCGTGTCAGTGATGTCACGAACACCACGGAATGTTGGTGTCAGAAACTCTGTGACGTTGTCTTGCTTTTCTACTACCTGCACTTTTCTCGTTCCTTCCCATGATCCGGTGCTGTGTGTTGGGTATTCGTCAGAGGCCCAGTCCATTAGCTTGGGCATCTCCTTAGGGTATTTCTTAGAACATGAAAAGCACTTACCAGCACCACTGTTTTCGTTGTAGCTGAAAGCGTCACTGCTCTGGCAGTCAATGTTTGGGCAGGGGAGCCTGTCGTGCCAACCATCTTTATCTGCATACTCCATTCATTTTCTCCTTGACAGTTCTGATTTCGGCTGTATCCTAGGGCTGTCGTTAGACAGGGTCCTATTGGGTATACACTTCTCTTGAATGATACTTGAGGACGTTACTGATTACTATCTGCTCTTCCTCTATTGTAAGCATATAAGCTACACCATCCCAGTCAGTACCACAATCAATACTAAACTTTGGTTTAGTTCCTTTTGAGTAGGAACCCTTTTCCAAGACGGTGACGATAACCTCTAGGTCACCGAGTTCTACCACGATGTAATCTTCCATTGTATTATACTCCAAACTTCCAAACTACCCAGCAGTAGCAGCAATGGTTTTGACCGAGGATACCATCAATCAAAACAACAATGTTGAACTTACCGTTGCGTTTACGGTCCCAGTTACGAGCAGAAAACGTTTGGTTAACCGAGCCACCTAGTAAGACGTTGACGAAGATACTTACTACTACCAACACCCTTTTAACGTATCGGTATACTTGACTAGCCATCATAATGATCATCTGTCATCTCCTTTACTTCTTACGTATACACCATCTGTCATACCGATAGCTGCCATTAAGTCTGCCAACTGTTGGTGTGACACGATGACGATCTGTTCAAGTTCCCACTCATCGTCATACTGCTTAATGTAAACAGCATCATCATAAACATACATGACAACATCGCTGTGTTCACCTGACAAGTCAAGCGATGTGATTACTGAGGCTGTTCCACCGTCAGCATCCATCTCAATCGTGAACATCATCAACCCCCGTAGTATTCAATCATTAGTGTCCCCTTC